TCATCAAACTAATCATAGAAATAGATAAATGAATGGCTTTCGGAATCTCAGAATTCAAATCAAATCTAACAGGGGGTGGTGCACGATCATCCCTTTTTAATGTTAATCTTAACTTCCCCTCCGCTCTATCGGTAGTCGGTAGTGACAAATATAAATTCCTAATTTCAGCCTCATCTATTCCCGCATCTACACTTACAACATACGACATATTCTATCATGGAAAAGCACTAAAAGTTGCATCCGATAGAACTTTTGACGCGTGGGAAACTACAATTATCAACGATGAAAATTTTGATATACGAAAAAATCTTGAAAGATGGATAAATTTAGTGTCAAAACCTGACCTAAATACTAGAGATATCGATATAGTAGGAACATCTGCAGTCAACGAAGGCACTAATGCTGATTACAAAACAGATTTAAATGTAACTCAGTATAGTAAAAATGGGAAGTCATTACAAACCTATTATTTTAGAGGTGCGTTTCCAACTTCAATATCTAGCATTCCTCTTAGTTGGGAGTCTAGTGCAATAGAAACTTATACTTGTAATTGGGCATATGATCATTGGGATCGAAAAGACGTTCTTGGTGGAGATGAAACAGATGAATAAACATTATATTAGGAGAATAAATTATGGCTTTTGAAATATTCGGTTTCAAAATTGAAAGAAAGAATCAAGGAGCAGCAAACGCAAGTGTTCCAGCATTTACTATGCCGGAAAATGACGATGGTTCCATGATGGTATCTGGAGCTGGTGCTTACGGAACCTCTCTAGATTTAGATGGTCAGTATAAAACCGAAATTGAACTGATCCTAAAATATCGTGAAATGGCTCAAACTTCTGATTGCGAAATAGCAATAGACAATATTATCAACGAATCAATTGTAATAGATGATACACGAAATCCTGTTGATATTATCCTTGACAAAACAAATCTATCTGATGGAATCAAGAAAAAAGTAATTAATGAATTCAATACAGTATTGGATTTGTTGAATTTTAATAATTTTGGTTACGATATTTTTCGTAGATGGTATGTAGAAGGTAAATTATACTATCATATTATGATTGATGAGAACAATCCAAATCTTGGAATTGTTGAACTCCGTAGTCTAGATGCTACAAAAATCAAAAAAGTAAAACAGATCAATCAAAAAGATACAGCTGACCCAAAGAAAAAAGAAGTAAGTGTCAATTCAATGTTCAATTATAATGAATCTGGATTGGGAAATAGAACTTCTGATGGTATACTAATTTCAGGTGATAGTATCGCATACTCTACTTCTGGTTTACTCAATCCTACAAAAACTGGTGTATTATCCTATCTCCACAAAGCAATCAAACCACTCAATCAACTCCGAATGGTAGAAGATGCTATTGTCATCTATCGTATCTCACGAGCACCTGAACGAAGGATTTTCTATATTGATGTTGGTAATCTACCTAAATTAAAAGCAGAACAATATATTCGTGACATTATGACACGATATAAAAATAAACTGGTTTATGATTCAACTACTGGTGAAGTCAAAGACGACAGACGACATCAATCAATGTTGGAAGATTACTGGTTACCTCGTAGAGAGGGTGGAAGAGGAACAGAGATTACTACTCTTCCAGGCGGAGAAAACTTAGGTCAATTAGAGGATGTAGAATACTTTCAAAAGAAAATGTACAAGGCAATGCACGTTCCTGTATCTCGACTAGAGGCTGACTCTGGTTTCTCTTTGGGGAGAGAAAGCGAGATTACTAGGGACGAGCTTCTTTTCAGTAAGTTTATTGGTAAATTACAAACAAGATTTTCAATGCTTTTCGGTGAAATACTAGAAAAACAATTGTTACTGAAGAACATAATAACTTCTGAAGAATGGTCTCAAATAAAAGATAAAGTTCATTATAAGTTTGAAAAGGATCATTACTATACAGAATTCAAACAACAAGAAACAATGACTCAGAGAGTTGATCTTGCCAGAAACATGGAAGAATATGTCGGTAATTATTATTCTAGAGAATATTTTAGAAAGAATATTCTAAGACAGTCAGAAGAAGAAATAAGAACCGAAGATGTACAGATAGAAAAAGAGAAAAAAGAGGGTGATTTTGATGGTGATATGACCATTGATGATGTTTAAAGTGTAAATAATGTTTATAAATATTAATAGATAATTTTTTGGAGATAAAAAATGGCAGAACAACCAGCACAAAAAGAATTTAAAGCTGTAGACATTGTAGATTTTGCGATGAATTCACAACCAATAAAAGTAAACGATGCTTTTGATTCAATCATAGCAGATAAAGTAATGAATTCTTTAGCAACAAGAAAACAAGAAGTTTCTGCTAGTATGTTTCAGGATAAAATAGAAATTCAACCAGAAGTAGAAGCACAACCAATGGAGACACAATGAAACTATTAGCAGCAAAAACTGCCACAACTGCCACCGAATTAAGTTTGGGTAAAGCAACATCTGTTGCAGTTTATTGCTCAGCTGTTTCAATCATTTCAGTAGTTGAAAATGATGGAACTGAAGGAGGAACGGGCGGAACGGTTCAGGGTTCTATTACTTTACCTGCGGCGTCAGTAACAGTAATTAATAAAGATCCTGACCAATTTATACTAGCAAATGTAACAAATGGTACTTACACAGTAGTAGCGTCAACTGGTATATAATGAAATCGTTTAAAGAGTTTAGATCATCAATAGGTTTTCCTGTGACCGAGAAAAAAGTAGAAGAGGTAATACGGTCAAAAAAATCTTTGGGTGAAGATGTTATAGACCAACTAAGAAGTATAGTAAAAAAGAAAAAAGAATCGAATATAACTTTCAAATCTGGAACATCTGTACCAATTGATGCAGATTCAGCAAAAACTATTCTGAAGACATTCGATTCACTAAATAGTAGTAATAAGAAAAAAACACAAGACAACATGAACAAAGATACAAAATCATTCATGAAAGTCTTAGATTTTGCATTTAATAACAAAGGGTAGGTCAAAATGAAATTAATTTGCGAGTTACAAGAAGCCGTGGATTATGAACTAGTTGAAGCAAGTTCCGATAAACCTAAGCAGTATTTTATCGAAGGTATTTTTATGCAATCGGAAACGAAAAATAAAAACGGAAGAATATATCCTTTGGACGTTCTAGAAAAAGAAGTAAAACGTTATGTGAAAGAATACGTTGAACCAAAACGTGCTTTTGGAGAGTTAGGTCATCCTGACGGTCCTACTGTTAATTTGGATCGTGCTTCTCATATGATTACTTCTTTGGTAAAAGAGGGGTCTAACTTTGTTGGTCGAGCAAAAATACTCGATACACCAAATGGAAAAATAGTAAAGAGTTTTATTGATGAAGGTTGCAAGTTGGGTGTTTCCTCAAGGGGAATGGGAACTTTGAAATCAGAATCAAAAGACAAAGCACAAATCGTTCAAAGCGATTTTTATCTTGCAACCGCTGCAGACATTGTTGCTGATCCATCCGCTCCAAATGCTTTCGTTGAAGGTATTATGGAAGGTAAAGAATGGGTTTGGGATAATGGATTACTAAAGGAACAAGATATAGAAAGAGCGAAGAAAATTATTGAATCAGCTCCTTCAAAACAACTTGAAGAAATTAAGTTGAGAGAATTCACCAAATTAATGTCTAATTTATGATTATTATAAATATTAACACGAACCAATTTACTATAAATTTTTAGGAGTTTTCAAATGAGTAACGAAGAAATTACAAACCAAGATGAAGTTCTGGAAGAAGTAGAACAACAGGATGAACTTGTTGAAACTCCAGAAGAAGAAGTTCAAGAAGAAGAAGTTCAAGAAGAAAAAATAGAAGAAGTCAAAATGCCTTCTACTAAATCGGGAATGATTAAAGCTCTTTTTGATGCTGTTAATGGTATGAAAAAAGAAGAAGTCACCGCTAAGTGGAAATCTTTAATGGATGTTGCTGAAGCAGAAGATTTAGGTGGACCAACCCCAACTGATTCTGACAACGAAAAAGATGAAGTCGGTAAAAAGAAAAAGAAGATAAAAGCATCTGACCTTCCAGAAATTAATGTCAAAGAAGACATCGAAGCACTTGTTCAAGGTGAAGAACTTTCTGAAGAGTTTAAGTCTAAAGCATCTACAATTTTTGAAGCCGCTGTTTATCAGAAAGTTATGGAAACGGTAACAAAGAAGACCGAAGAACTGGAAGAAGAATATTCTAAGAATCTTCAAGAAGAAATCATTTCCTTTAGGGATGAGTTGACAGAAAAAGTTGACGGATACTTGAACTATGTTGTTGAAGAATGGATGAAAGAAAACGAACTTTCTCTCGACAGTTCACTTAGAAGTGAAATTACAGAAGAGTTTATTGGTGGATTGAAAGGTCTTTTCCAAGAACATTACATCGAAGTTCCAGAAGAAAAAGTAGACATGGTTGAAAACTTATTTGACCGTGTTGAGGAATTAGAAACCAAATTAAATGGCAAAATCGAAGAGAACGT